GCGGAGTTCCTCGCCGCCGTCACGGTCAGCTTCAATAATTTCCAGTACCGCGACCTGGAAGGATACGAACAATTCAAGGCCTGCTACCTGGATACCAAGATTGGATTCATCGCCGAACAGGTCATGAAGGAACTCGGTGACTGGTCAAATTTTACGAAGGGCTCTACGAAGAGCTAAGCCTGTACATCCGGCAAACCGCTTGGCTGCAGGCGGTACCGGAAAACAAGAAAACAAAAAGGCTTTCCGCAATTGAAACGTCCGATCCCGTTTCCCGTATCGAAACCATTCGGGACAACGGCGGGGAGATCCTGCTGCCACCGGTGGACGAAGGGGAATACCTGATCGACTACCTGCTCCAAGTGGGCCCTGCCATTAGTTCTGGCATGGGCCTCGCGGTAATTAGCTTCACCGAATTACAAGCCTGGCAGGCCTGCGCAGGCATTGTCCTGCAGCCCTGGGAAGGACAGATCCTTCGCAGGCTGTCTGCGGACTATATCACCGAGAGCGTAAGAGCTGAAAAACCGGATTGTCCGCCACCTTATGGGAATCCGGAGTTGGAGTTTGACCGCGACGTCGTCGGAAAAAAAATCGCGAATGCATTGAAGGCTTTTGCGCGAGCCCAAAGGTAAGCATGAACATCGCCACGTTATCGATCGAAATACTCGCTCAGGTCACCCGGCTCGAGCAGGGTATGTCCCAGGCCAAGAATATCATCGGCCGGACGATGGGAGATATCGAGCGCTCGGTTGAGTCGGTCAACAAGGTACTCGGCCTGGTCGGCGTGGGATTGTCCGCCGGCGCAGTAGTTGCTTATGCCAACAAAGTGATCGGATCGCTCGCCGATCTGGATGACATGGCGCAGAAGACAGGATCCTCGGTCGAGAACTTATCAAAATTCCAGCAGCTATCGGTGGAGTTCGGCCATGACTTCAATCTCATGGATACGTCTCTGTCGAAGTTGGCGAAAGGCATGTCGCAGTTCGACAACAGCACGAACTATACCAACCGTGCGTTAAAGGCGCTGGGGGTAGAGTCGCGCGACGCGGCAGGCAAACTGCGTGATCCTTCCGATGTGATGATCGACATCGCCAAGCGCCTGCAAAACTACAGCGATGGGGCAGGCAAGGCCGCGCTCGTGACCGACCTTTTCGGCAAGTCCGGCGCGGACCTGCTGCCGATCCTGAATGATATGGCCGAGAATACTGACCGATATCGCGGGGTCAGCGCTGAAGCCGCTGCAGAGGCAGCGAAGGTACAGAACCAGATCGGCAATTTGAGCCGGGAAGCGGACCAGTTGGCCCAGTCCATACTGGGCAAGCTCGTCCCGGCTTTTAGCGACATTTTGAAGGCGATGACCGACGGGGCGCGCCAGGGCGGAGTCTTCCAGGGAATCTTGTCCGGTATCGGGGCGCTGACAAAGAATCTGTTCAATACCGACAGGCTGCTTCCCCAGGATCAAAAAATTGTTGCGCGGTTGCAGGAAATCCAGGGCGAGATGGATGCGATACTGGAACGGCGCAAGGCGTGGTACATGCCGTCGAATTATGCTGACAGCGAGCTGCAATCGCTGAACCTCGAAGCCGTCGCCCTACAGAAAGAACTCGCGCTCCTGCAGCAAGTAAATGAGGAGAAAGCGAAGCCGGACAAGCCGCAGCTGAAGTATCTCGGGGGAGCAGAAGGAGGGGATACAGCATCCGCCTATGAGCGCGCAAGCAAGGCTGCGGGCGACTACATCCAGCGCCTCAAGGAAGAAACCGCGAATGTTGGACTGAACACAGTCCAACTAAAACTGATGGCAGCCGCCCGGGCTGCCGCCCAGGCTCCGCTCGAAACCCAGCGCATGGCTATCATGCAGGAAGCGCAGGCCTGGGCGCTGGCGACGCAGGCGCAAGAGGCGAACGTTGCCGCGGCGAAAGCGCTGCAGGACGAAGAAAAAAAGCGCCTGGACGGTTACGCCGCCCTTGTCGCATCCGATGAAAAATCTCTGCAATCCCTGAAGGAAAAAAACGACCTGCTGCAGTACGGTGCCAGCGCCGTGCAAGAAATGGGGCAGGCCGACCTGCAGGCGGCGCTTGACCGCGCTTGGGCGGCTGACCATGTCGATCCCGAAGTGATCAGCATGCTCGAGCGGAGGATCGAGCTATCGAAGCAGATAGCTGCCGAGATGAGCCGCGGGGCGATGCTGCAAGCCGAGAAGGATGCGGCAAAAGCCGCCAGCGATGCTGCCAAGGCGTCGGACGATGAATGGAAGCGTATGTTCGGATCCGTCGAACAAACCGGCCGGATGGCATTCGTCCAACTTCTGGCCTATGGAACGGGTACGGCCAAATCCATCGGCCAGGCTATCAAGGCATCCATCATCGACATGCTCTTCCAGCTGACTGCGCGGAAGTGGATCATCAATATCGAGGCATCTTTAAGTAGCGCACTAGCCTCGGGCGCGGCCAATGCGGCCGGAAAAGCCATCGGCAACAGTTTCAGCCTGATGAACATCGCCTCCGGCGCGAAGTCGATCTTTAGCGCGTTCACGGGCGGGGCGTCAGGATTGGTCGAGGCAATCGGCACATCCGCCATCGGCCAAGCGCTCGGCCTTGGCGTTGCGGGCGGATCCGCCCTTGGCGCTGGGGTTGGCGCTGGCGCCGGAGCAGGAACGGCATTTATCGGCGGCGCAGGAACCGCTCTCGGGGGCACTGGCGCAACCGCCGCCGGGCTTTCTGGCATGGGCGGCATGCTGGCTGCTGCAGCCGGACCTGTCGCCATTGCCGCCGCAGTCGACGCGATATTTAGATTGATCGCTGGCAACAAGACGATCAAGGGAGCGGAAGCGTTGAGCTACGTTCCTGTCATTGGTCCGATCGTCAATGCGCTCTTCGGAATGGGACCGAAAAAGTTGGGCCCAGCAGAGTTGACAGGAAACTTTAGCAATACCGGTTTCAGTGGGCAGTTCGAAGCGGACTGGACGCGCAAGGGCGGGCTGTTTTCGTTTGGCAAGAAGAAAGGCCGGCGCGCACTCGGCATTTCTGCAGAGCAGGATGCTGCGTTGGATGCAATGGTCGGAGATATTTCGTCATCCTTCCTGGAACTGACAAAAATCACCGGCGATGCCGGCCGATCCCTCGATGGCTGGACGTTCCAGGTCAAGAGACAGATCGATACAGAAGAGCAGCAAGAGGCCTTGACGAAAGACCTCACCAACTCAATCGGCGAAAAGCTCATCCCTGAGCTCACGCTTATCCAGCAGAAAGGCGAAGACCTTGCGGATACGGCCGCGCGCGCAAGCGGCGAGTTCAAGCTGATGAATTCCGTGCTCGATATCACCGGAATGACGTTGAACAAAACAGGCCTGGCGTCCCTTGGAATGCGTGACCAGATCGTCCTGCTCCTCGGTGGCCTGCAGAATGCAGGGAGCGTACTTCAGTCGTTCTTCGATAATTTCTACAGCGACGCGGAACGCACGGCCAGCGCCGGCCGGATCATGACGGACGAACTTAACAAGCTTGGCATAACCACGCTTCCGACCACCAAAGAGCAGTTCAGGGATCTAGTGGAGGCACAGGACTTGAATACAGACGCCGGCCAGAAGATGTTCGCCGCCCTTATCCAGCTGGCCCCTGCCTTTGCATCGATCACCGACGCCATCAGCAAGGCAGCGGATGACGCAGTGGCCGAAGCAAAGCGGATAGCCGATTCGATACAGCTTCTGACCACAGATTCATTTGAGACCCTCTTCGAGTATACGAAATACATTCGTCTAGCTGCCAATGCCGGCGTGACGGCAGCGCAGCCTGCCGGTCCGGTATTCCAACCAGGAGGGCAAGTCTACCTGCCGGGATTCGCAATAGGAACGAACGAGGTCCCGCGGGACATGACCGCCAGAATTCACAAAGGCGAGCGGATCATACCTGCCGCGGACAATCGCGAGCTGATGCGCAGGCTGAGCAGCCCGAACGCTGCCAATGATGCGCTCGTTGAGGAGATCCGGCAGTTGCGGGCGGAACTGAAAGCGGCTCATCTGGCCATTGCGAAGAACACGAGCAAAACCGCGAAGATCCTGGATACATGGGACGGGAATGGACAGCCTCCGGAGCGGGACGCATGAAAATAGTAGTCCCGATCAGTATCAACGACGCGGCGTTGCTTTCCACGAATGTCTCGGAAACGCTGTATCCGCCTTATGACGCCGGTTATGTCTTTGCAAAGGGAGATCGGGTATCGGTAATCGGGCCGAACCTGCACCAAGTCTATGAATCGCTGGTCGACAGCAATGTCGGGAATACGCCCGCTACTTCACCGACGAAGTGGATATATGTCAGCGTGACGAATCCATGGTTGATGTTCGATGGTTCGGTAACTTCGCAGACCGAGAACGCGGACAGTATCGATGTTTCGATCCAGACGCACGGCCGTAATCCCTGCCTTACGCTGCTCAATCTGAATGCCGCTGAAGCCCGGGTCCAGATGATCGATGATCTGGACGGAACGGTATACGACAAGACGCATAGCCTTGTTTCAGATTCCGGTATTGACGACTGGTACTCGTACTTCTTTGAGCCAGTCGTCAGGTTGCAGGATTTGACTGTCCTCGACATGCCTGCCTACGCCTCTTCCATCGTGAATGTGCAGCTCAACGCCCCCGGCGAGCAGGTAAAGTGCGGCGCCCTTCTGCTCGGTCCATTTACCGATGTGGGCGATACCGAGTACGGGGCGACGGTTGGCATTCAGGACTTCTCGGTCAAGCAGCCGGACGACTTCGGGAATTACTTCATCGTACAGCGGGCCTTCCGAAAGCGTGCAGCTTTTACTGTGGTCATCGATGCGGTTCGAGTGGACACGCTTGAGCAGTTGCTGGCGTCTCTGCGAGCGACACCCACCATTTATATCGGCTCGGACTTGTATGCATCAACTGCGGTTTACGGATTCTTTAAGGATTTCACTATTGAGATTGCCTACGCGCGAGAGTCTGTGTGCACTCTCGAAATCGAGGGACTGACGTGAGTGGATATTTTGAGCCCGAGTATATCGAGGAAGATTATTTTGAGGAAGAATTCATGGCTGTAACTCCGTTGCCTGATCCGCCCCTGCGTTCAGACGAACCGGCGCTTTTCATTGAAAAGGCCAACTTATTCCTTGGTGCGCTGCCGCAGTTTGCGAACGAGTTGGATGCCGTCACCACGGCGATGAATAACAACAGTACCAACTCCACCAGCACCACGTCGAACACGATCGCGAGTTCGGGCAATAAAACTTTCACGGTCGATACTGGGAAGAGCTACCTGCCTGGGCAGACGGTAAAGGCAGCCTCGACTCTGGATGGCACTATCTGGATGCAGGGCGAAGTCATCGCCTATAACCCCGCGACTGGCTTGCTGACTATCACCATGAATGCCAGCCAAGGGTCTGGAACAATCGCGGATTGGACGCTTTCAATGGCTACTTCCATCGCGAACCCGACCGGATCACTGGCAAACGATTTCTCGGTCAAGTCCTTAACGCACGCGATAGGCGCTGACATTGCGTCTGCTTCGACAATCGACCTGTCAGCCGCAACCGGTAATCTGGTTCATATTACCGGCAACGCAACAATCACGGGCGTGACAATGACCCCTGGTAAAGATGTGTGGGCGACCATCGACGGAAATCCACAGTTCAACTATCACGCTACCAACCTCAAGCTTAATTCAGGTGGGGCGAACGTCACGGCGGCCGCTGGCGATCGTGCATTCTTCACCTTCGACGGCACGACGGTCACAGTCATTCTCTTCCGGCAGAATGGGAAAGCGATTGTGGAAACCACGCCACCGGCCGGCGCTCCCGTTGGATCTGGACTGATCTACTTCGGCTCATCTGCTCCCGCTGATTACCTTGCTTGCCCGACGACATTAACCTACGTCAATCGCACTACTTATGCTGCTCTATTCGCAGCGATAGGCACTACGTGGGATCCGACCGCTGTTGCTCCTAACTTCG